TAAAAGCATGAGCCATAGAATTTTTAAAAATCTTAGGATTTGTTTCATGCTCTTGATGATATCTAGGGTCAGGACTTTCAATAAGTTGTGTTCTTGAAATAAAATCGCCATTTTTAGTTGCATTAGTAAATGAAAATTGCATTTCATTATCTAAAGTGTCACAGTTCCAAAATTCAAAAAATTTTTGTTTAATCATAGTTCCTTACTAGTGTTATGTGTTGTATGTTCCGAAATTGCAGTAAAACCGATTATGTCATCAGTTAATTCAATTATTGTTTTAGTTTTTTTATTTAAATAATGTTTTGCTGAATCATAACCAAGCTCAACAAACCATTCATCTAAAATTTTATTTTCAAACTTGGTGCGTATTTTATCCCAATCGTTATGTTTATCTCTTAGAAAAAAATTTTTTGGAGTAGCAGAAAAATTAGTTGGTATATAATCAGTTCTAATTAAATCATCAAAAACAATTACGCCATTGACAACATGCTCACAGACTTTTTCAGCATATATAGTTTGTTTTTTTTCATATTCTAAAATCATATTAATTACTTAAAGTTGCAGTAAAAGTTCCTGAACTTGGCATCTGATTACTGTGTGAATTAGCACTGGCAGCTATTTGAAAAGTAGTGTTTGCTCCTGTGATAAAACCTGAACTATAAGTTACCCCATTTGAAGCCATATCATTACTATCAAAAATTATGGTTGTGCCTAATTTTACATAACGCCACCCAGTAGCATTAGAAAAAGAAGAACTGCTTGAAAAGTCTCCGTCTGTTTGAATTTTAACAGACACTCCACTAAAGGCATTACTAGTAGTAGTCTCAAGAGTTTGAATTACAAAAGATGAACTATTGCTTGGATTAGTAAAATCATCATCTGACCAAGAGCCATAAGCTGCAGCACTTATACCACCTGTATTAATTCTGTTTACCCCTTTAAATGTATTGGTAAAGTCTTTACCGCCAAAACTTGCTGTACCAGCAGTACCAGCAATACTAGCGTCAAAAGGTTGAGCATTGCTTTGACCATAAAAATCATCAAGTTGTATTGTACCACTAGTAGGTACGTTAGCATTGTTGCTGTGATTTAATACTAAGCTACCGCCTTTGTAATATTCGTTCATTGAATGTGGGGTTGAGCCACCGTATTCTCCAACAAGAGAATTAATTGAAATTGCCCCTGAGCTTACAATAGTCACTATTCACACTCACAATTTTTTTTGCATTTTAAGTCTGCAACTTCAGCTTTTAATTCTTTGATTGCTTCAATGAGATAGCCAACAGTATTTCCATAAGCAACAGATTTATATTCTCCGTTCATTACTAACTCTGGTGCAACTTGCTCCATTTCTTGTGCGATAACACCACTAGAAAATTCTCCGTCTTTATAAAATGTGACACCACGCATTTGTGATACTTTGTCTAACGCATTGTCGATTGTTTTGATACCTGACTTTAATCTTTGGTCTGAGTACGCTGTGACGTTTCCTGTAGCAGTAAAATTACCACTTAAATTATTTCCACTAGAAGATAAATTGCCTAGTCCAACTTCGGAAGGAGCATCAATCGTACAATTAAAAGTTGTTCCTGATAGAGACATTCCTGTACCAGCAGAATAAGTTGTGTTGCTGTCAGAACTTGGTGGTGTAAAGCCTAAAGCATTTGTTACTTGTGCAGAACTTAACGAGTTACCTTGTATGTTTCCAGTAAGGGTTGTTGCAGTTAGTGTTCCAGTTACAGTAGCACCGCCTGATGCTGTTTCGAATTTTTTGCTGCCGTTATGATATAATTCTACTGCTGCACCATTAAATGCTTTCATATAGTTTGCACTATTGGCAGCATTTTGAAGTAAAAAATCTGTTGCACTAATTACCATAAAACCTGTTCCAGCATCTTTAATATAAGAATCAGAACCATCATGGTAGATTTGTAAATCATTGCTATTACCAAATTGCACTTTACCGTTATCGTTTACATTAATATCGTTGGCAGCCATAGCAAGGTCACCAGTCATTGCTCCACCAGCTTTTGGTAATGCGGCGTTAGCAGTTGTATTGGCAGAGTTTGCAGTTGTAGTTGTAGAAGTTAGTACTGCGTCTCTTGCTGCAATATCTACGCCGTCTACTGTTCCAGAAACAGCTATGTTTCCTGAAACTGATGTTCCAGCAGTGGTTGTTTGAAACTTTTGAGTATTATCATGATAGATTCTTACAGCACCATCATAATCACATTTAATAGCATTTTCATTTAATTTAGGTTGTATATAAATACTGCTACCGCTTACATCATTTATTATATTAAAATCGCCTGTTGAATTTGATATAAAAGAATGGCTACCATTGTGGTAAATCTCTAAATCACTAGCATTACCAAGTTTTACTTTTTGGTCATCTCCCATAGTAATTCCGTCTGCTGTTATTTCATCTTGCACATCTAAAGCACCAGTCATAGTACCACCAGCTAAAGGCAGCTTAGCTGCAATGCTATTGGTTACTGTAGTTGAAAAGTTTGCATCATCTCCAAGAGCTGCTGCTAATTCATTTAAAGTATTTAAAGCAGTAGGTGATGAATCAACTAAATTGCTAACAGCAGTATCAGCATACCCCGTATAATATGAGCCATGTTGTCCGTCTAAGGTGTCAGCGTCAATATTTAAAGCGTCAATATCAGATTTAGTTTGGTCAGCAGTTGCACTTGTCTCAATACCATTTAATTTAGTTTGTAAAGCGTCAGTAAAAGCATTGGTGTTACTTTCACCTTCATAAGCAGATTTAATTTCTGCTCCTGTTTGGTCAGCAGTTGCACTAGCTTCAATAGCATTTAATTTAGTATGGTCAGCATCAGTGAATGTATTTGAATCACTTGCAGCTTCTACGGCTGCTTTTATTTCATCATTAGTTTGGTCAGCAGTTGCACTAGCTTCGATACCGTCTAACTTAGTTCCATCAGTAGCAATGTCTCTTCCGTCTACAGTTGAGTTTGTTGTTAATGCTCCTGACAATCCACCACCTGTTAGTGGTAAGAAACCTGAGCCCGCAGTTACACCTGCAGTCCAACCAGTCCCGTCATAAACTTTTAAAGTATTGTTTGTTGAATTATAAAATAAATCTCCTTCATCTAAAGAAGTCGTGGGGTCTGAAGAACCAATACGATACTGTTCACCGAATGTATTAACCGAAGCAAGGTTACTCGCTACTGTATTCACGTTAGCAATGTTTCCGCTTACGGTGTTTACGTTAGTAATTGCACCAGCAACAGTATTAATATTAGAAGCATTACCAGCTACTGCAGTTACATTTGAATCTGCATTAGCTACAGTTGTTATATTAGAATCATTTGCAGCTACTGTATTTATATTGGAGCTATTACTATTAACTGCATTTATATTAGTTGCATTACCAGCTACTGAACTAATGGCTGTATCTGCATTAGCTACAGTTGTTATATTAGAATTATTAGCAGCAACAGTGTTTATGTTAGAGCTATTACTATTAACCGCATTAATGTTTGAAGAGTTTGAGTTTACAGCACTGACTGTACTAGAAATACCAGCAACAGAAGTTACGTCTGAAGATATACCAGCGACAGTTGTAATGTTTCCTGAAATACCCGCAGCAGTGGTTACATTGCCTGATATTCCAGCAACGGTGTCCATGTTAGTAACATTAGCTGAAGTACCAAGTACGTTCATGTCATTAACGACATCAGCAGTTCCAAGAGTATTCATGTCAGCTACAGCGTCAGTAGTTCCAAGTAATCCTATTTGAGTTGCTTTAGCAGCTACAGCACCAATATCAGTTGCATCACCAGCTACAGCAGTAACGTTTGAAGCTATTCCAGCTACAGTAGATACGTTGCCTGATATGCCAGCGACAGTTGATACATTGGAGTTGTTACCTGAAACGGTATTTATATTTGAAGAGTTTGAATTTACGGCAGTTACTGCAGAAGATATGCCAGCTACGCTAGTTACATCTGAGTCTATTCCAGCCACAGTATTTATGTTTGAATTGTTTCCAGCTACAGTATTAATGTTTGAGCTATTAGAATTTACTGCATTAATATTAGTTGAATTTGAATTTACAGCATTTATGTTTGTTGAATTGTTAGCTACAGCAGTAACATTAGAAGATATACCAGCAACAGTTGTAACATTCCCACTTATACCAGCTACCGTACTGACGTTAGCAGATATTCCACCAACAGTATTTACATCAGCTATGTTATTAGAAACAGTGTCAATTTCAGAAGTTGTTTCGTTTAAGTCATCTGCAACAGTTTCAATTTCAGAAACCGCTTCAGCTAAATCATTAGCTACAGCAATAACTTTAGTAATATCTGTGGCAACAGTATTAACTGAGCCAATATTATTAGCTACAGTTGTTACGTTTGCATTGTTTGCAGATACAGCATTTACATTACTGGCATTAGAGTTTACTGCATTGATATTAGCAATGTTTGCGTTAATAGTTGTGAGCGCTGCTTTATTTGCAGTTGTAAGAAATGTGTTTTCTAAATAGTTTTTGGTTGCAACATCTTGTGCCCCCGATGGGTCAGTTACATTTTTAATTCTTTTACTAGTTGCGTCCCATTGGAAGTCTGCACTATCAATCTTAATTTTATCTCCAGCATCATCAATCGCTTCCTGTCCCATAAAGAATGCTTGGGTACTATCTGTATCTAAGTCACTTTCTGTAAGCACTGAACCAGAGCTATAATCTGTAAGTCTTGAAGCTTGACTGGTTGAACGTCTAATCTCAATAGCGGATGCGTTTGCGGGAGCTGTATTAAATGTAAGAGTTGTCCCGGCAGCATTAAAGGTAAAAGCAGTTGTAGCGCTAGCATTAATTGTGACAGTTAAGTCACCTGCTACTCGATAACTAAACGGTATCGCGTATGCGGTCGTACTTCCGTTACCTGTGTAACGTACAAAGCTATTTGCCATTTTATCTCCTTATTTGTGAATATTCTTCTAAGACGGGTACTTTTGATTAATTGTTTAAAAAGGCATCAAGGGCGTTCCTTGAAGCATTTTGGATTGACTCATTTCTTCGAATAGTTTCTTTTTCTATCTGTGGAAATTCTTGCGTCATTAAGTCATAAGCTGCATTTTCAAACTGTCTAACCAGATTAACTAAAGCATCTTGCCTAAAGTCTTTACCCTCAACAACACCTGCTGGTAAGTTTTTGTATAAGTTACTTCGCTTATTCATAACCATAAACTCTACAATATCTTTAAGACCTCTCTTTTTGCCCTGATAATTAATCTTCACTTCTTCCTTAAGCTCCATCCATCTATCGTAAGCAGTTTGTCCTTTGGTATTTCTTAAGTTTTTTAAGTTAATCTTGCTATTTTTGTCTATCTTAGATGGGCGTCTGTATTCCACTTCTCTGTCTTCAAAGAATTTAGCTACAGCAGTATTCTTAAAGTTTGTCATAGCAAATGGTGAAGACCATAATCCTGTTTGACCACCTAATCCAAATAACCATCCATTCTTACGGCTAATCTTTTCACCAAACATATTACGCTCAGGCATAACAGCATCTGGGTCATCTAATGGGTTGTATGTTTTTAGTTGGTCTGTAAATGTCCAAAGCTCACGATTGTATTCATCAAAAACTCTGTTGTTGTAACGCATCATTCCTGACAAAGGTAAGAACTTAAATAAAGTTCTACCAAAAAACATTCCTGACTTTCGTTCTGGGTCACGCGTCATCATTAAGCCATCACCCAACAATAAGTCTGCGGTCTCTAACATTCCTTTTGTATAGAATTTAGATGTAAAGTTTCTTGTCATGCTTGCTATCACAGCCATAGAAAGCTCTGTCATTCTACTCTCTTGGTATGGTGTTAAATCTTCGTTGTATTCTAAGAAGTCACCCATCGCATCTACCATGTCTGCAGCAATTGCAAACGGTGTAAAGAATGGGTCTAGCCTGTTCATACTAATGTAACGGCCATCTTTCCCTTTATAAGCATAAGGTTGCCATCCTGTTAAATTTTCTTTTTCTTTATTTTGTCTGTAATCTCTTGAACCACCACCTGTTGTCTTGCCATAAATAGCGGCAGTGAATGCTCCAACCCATAAAGCCCAACCCATCGTAATTCTTGCATTGGCTTCTGCAGCAGCTTCAGGATTTATAAAATCACCATCTGAATTTTTCTTAAGCATTTGTTTCATTTGAAATTGGTATTTTCCAAAGATGGGTAGATGTTGAAAATTCCATCTGATTAAGTTTGATGGCGTATTAATAAAGTGTAATCCCATGGCACGTGTCCATCTGTGCTTATTAGTAAAGTCAAGAACTGCACCAGTAACTCTGCCTTCTACAGCACCTTCAAATGTACCATCAGCTTTTTGCGCTTGTGATGTAGCAGGTTGTGTGTATGTAGCTTCTCTTGCATAAAATAATGGGTCATTGATTTCTAATTTATCTTGGTCAGCTAAGACATCTGATTTGACAGATGCTTTATTTGATTGAACTGTTGAACGCGCCTGACCTGTTTCATCCATATACTCTTTCATATATCGACTAGCTAACTCTTTATAAGCTTGAATGTCTTTTGCACCTCTAGCAGTTGTGAAATTATCTAACCTTGTAAAGACTTCAGGATTTTCCCTAGCAATACGTGAATTAACTTGCGCTGCAGCTCTAGCTTTAAAAGTCATAGACTTCATAAATTCATCACCTGCAGATAATACTCTTAAGGGGGATGTAATTAATTTGATAGGAATGTTTGCAACGAAACGTCCAGCTCTACCAATTCCATTGCTTGGCGTTAAAAGTTTTACCATAGCAGTTAAATAATTATCTAATTGTCCTTGTCTTATGTTGCTATCATATTTTAATGAACGACTATCTAGGATTGGACGCCCAGCTCTGAAACTTTTGTATGCAGCACGAATTCCTTCTAATGTGTAAACATATTGAAACACATAAGTTTCAATAGCTTCATTCGCAATGACTTGTGCTCTTTTCTTATTAACAGGTGTCATATAAGCAGCACGCACTAACATAACCAATGGCTTCCATTGTGTTTGCATTAGTCCAGAGGCAATGTTTAAGATGTGTGTATCCGGGCTAGAAAGTAAATTGTTGTTTACATACTCTGCAGCTAAATCCCACTTATCAACTTTTTCTGCATTCTGTAATGCAAGAATAACGTGGTTGTCATCATCAAGTTTTGCAACAGCTCGCATATAGTCTTCAGGGTTGCCATCTAATTTTCTAGCCATTTCTATATCTTCTGGCTCAATTAATAATCGTACTGCCTTACTTTCATCAACAATTTGTCTCTGTGATGCAAGAGCTGTACCTAAAGTTGATTGCGCACTCTTTTGTATAAATAACAACTGAGAAATCATTTCTCTCCTAGCCATAAACTCATTTGTAAATTCTTTAACCTCTACTCTAGTTATGTGTTCATTATCTATTTGTCGGGCAAGCTTAACCATATCATCAGACTCTTTTTTTATAAGTTGACGCATAGCCAACATCTCACCGGCTATTTTACTGTCTCCAAACTTTTTAATATTTTTTATAAGCTCTTCTGGATTTAAACCTACAAGTGTAGCTTCTTCTCTTATCTGTTGAAAATTTTTCATCTCGATGTCTGCATCCATCTTTGCAGATAACTCTCGAGCTAAAACTTTAATCATTTGAACAGGTGTGTGGTTTTTATCTCCCTCAGCCCATCTCTCGTAGTTAAACTTTTCTTTAGGAGGTTTTCCTCCCGGTTCTTGTGCTACTTCTCTTAATTTTTTGATGTAGTCATCTGTGCCTTTAGCTTTAATGGTGTTGTATTCTTTAATGTTTGCAATCTCTTCTGCTGACTTGTCTTGGTATCGCTGACCTTTTGATTTGGGTTCAGTTAAGTCAGAAAACAATCGCGTTCCATTTAGTTCATCAAATCCAAAATTGTGAATGTCTTCTAAGTTTTTAATGCCTGCCTTCTTTTGTCCTCTTAAGGCAAACTTAAAACTACCAGCAGAGAAAGCAGCACCAAATACAGTTCCAAAGCCTGTACCAAATGCAGTAGCTACTCCTAGTCTACCAAAATCAAATTTTTCTTGCACACCTGCGTTTATAGCTGTGTGTTGTAATATTGTGTCAGACGCTCCTGTAATCGCACCTGTAGTTAATCCTTCATACACGCCACCTTTTATAAGTGCAGCATTGAAAGCTTTTTTGTTTGCAGCTTTTGCTGAGTTTTCAAAAATCTTTTGATTTATTTTTCCTGCAACTTTATTTTTTAAACGCTTTTTTAATTCCAGTTGGTAAGCTTTCTTTGCTGCTTGTCCACCAACACCAAAGCCAATGAGATTGACTGGGTCTATTAATAATGCTCCTCCAAAATCTATAAGCCATTCACCAAAGTCTCTATTTGGGTCATTCCAAAAGCTAGGAAGGTTCTGATAAACATTATTTATTTTTGCAAACTGCTCTAAACGTTTAGGGTCATCTTCACCCATAACTTGTGATAAATCTTTTCCCATTGAGACAACATTATTATTACGCCATGTTCTATCATTGTAAAAATAATCAATTGCATCGGCATCATCATCAATTTGGAAATCATCTCCGTCTCTATAGGTATAGTAGTCTTTAAGAGTGTTTACGAAGTCTTGTGAGGTAAGTGTTTCTAAGGCGTCTTCATTAAACTTTGCTTTTTCTATTTGCCCTTGAGTGCCTATATAACCAACACCTATATTTCTTTCAAAGCTTTCTTCAGCTCCTATTGTGAAATCTACCATTATTGCTGGCTCACAAAGTATTGAGCCATTGCATCATATAATTGTTTATAAGTAAGACCCATTGCTATAGCTAAATCATTATATTGCATTTCAGGCATTGCGGCGAAAAACTGTTCTGCATTCTCAGCAACAGTTGCTGGTAGCTGGTCAATAACTGCTTGCGCAATTTGTGGATACACTTGCTCTTGTAATATCTGATTAGTTGCGTTGGCTACAGCTTCTTCATCGAGACGATTAATGTCTCCTAAGTTTGTATTTATTAATTCAAACATATCGAATTGTGGTAATGTTTGCTCTAAGCCACTAACAACTGCGTTAGTATCAAGGTCACTCACTTCTTGAACAGTAGTAAAATCTGCAAAGCTTGGGTCTGTAACATTCTTATCTACAAACATTTTACTTACATAATCTCCAAGTTCTTGCATAAATATTCTTCTGTCATTATTTGTTTTGTCGCCTTCAGCTTCAAACTCTAAAATACTTGATTGAATATAAAATGTAGAATTACGAACTGCTTCTTTATAGTTTTCAGAAAGTAGTCCTCCTAATCCTGTAAATGATTTAGCAATTGAAGCGTTAATTAAATCTGTGCCATTACTGTAAGTTTTATTATTAAAGTAAATTGGGTCTTCACCTGTTTGACTTCTTCTATGTGAATCTCCCCAAACGCTTAATGTTTGGTTAAGCATACTTCTTGGGTATTGACCTGCTTCAAAATCTTTTATCATTTTGCCTATATCATCATTGTAATCACCTCTAGCAATAGAAAGAAGGAAAGCAGATTTAGCACCCTCTCCAGCCATCGCATCTCTTTCTAAATCATTAAGCCTGTCAAAAGTTGCTACAGAAGCTGGGTCTATTATTTGTATTTGTTTTCTAAGTTTATTCAGAGCTTCATCATCGTTTAGGTCTGTATCAACAAAAGCTTGAACAAATAGATTTTTAATATCTTCTTGGTCTTGATAATCCTGTTTTTTAATTTCTCTGTCTTCAAATCTATATCGTTCAGCACTTATAGCTGACACTAGTTGTCCTATGTCTTCTCTTTTTGTGCCTATAAGTGAACCAAGTTGTTGACCATTTTTACCAACACCTCTGTCACTGTTTAAGATAGTCATAGCCTTATCAAAATGTTCTACCGAAGTTGCGCTTTGAACAAGAAACTTTGCGTGTTGTAATGCAGCATTATTTAATTGGTCATTGGTCATATATTTATTTTCCTGACCAGCAGTATTTGGAAGTTGTGAGTTGAATGAATTTAAAGTTTCCCAATAATCATCCATATCAGTAACGGTGTTATCCATAAACTTAACAACATTATTAACTTTTTTCTCTTCAGCTTTTTTACCTCTCATGTCTGCATCTTTCATATACTCACCTGTAGACCAATTGTTAAACGCTACCGAAAAACCATTCTTGTATGCTGAACTTTTAGAAGACATATCTGGTATTTGTGGTGCATAAAATTCTCTTAAGGTTTGTTTTTCATAATCATAGTCACCCATGCCTGCTCTAATTTTAGCGATAGCTTCACCCGCTTGAAAACGTCCTACATTACCTTCCACAACTGAGGTAGCCCATTTGTTAGATAGTATTGGGTCGTTGCCTTCTAAGATGTGTGCATTTAAATCTTCAGGAGACATTGTAGTTTTTAAATATTCTAAATGCTCTTCAGCTTTTTCTATTTGCTTCTCTTTATATTTTGGAACAGCATTACTAACAGCTCTGTCAGTTTCTCTTAAAGTTTTTACTAGTTGTGTAAGTGAGTTCTCATTCCCAGGATTAACTCGTCCAGCAAAACTAGAGCCCATATATTTATTAGTAACTTTTGATTTGTAAGCCATTATCCAACTGTCCCATAAGTATCAACTGCTGCATTACCAACTCGAAGAGCTAAGTCTGTAGAGTTTGGCATATAGACAGGAGCTATATTGTTATAAATTCTTGACATATTTGCATAAGCATCAGTTCGTTGATTGTTTAACGTAATCATGTCGCTTTCAAAACCAAATGCGATGTCATTATAATCCGCATCAAATGCTGTACCGACATCTTGTGCAACTCTTAGTGCATTTCCAAAGCCTGAATTCTGTGCTTTAGCTAAATCTTTCATTCGTTTTAATTTTGCACGAAACTCTTCTGTGCCTTTTTCTCTAGCTGCTTGTCCTCTTTCAGTTTCAATCTTAGATAAATCATTGAGATACGCTTGGTCAGCGTTAGCTCTTGTTTTATAATCTGCATAAGCTTGATTAGAGGCTTGTTGTCGTTGCTCTTGCCATCCTGAAACAGCAGTCCCAACCTTTAAAGCTCCGATTGCTAATGTAACCGGGTCAACTCCACACATTATGTCATCTCCTTAATCATTAATAAAAATGGTATTTTTCCATATCCGTATTCTGGAAATTCTTCTTTAGGTTCAAAGTTAAGTCGTTGTAACCACTTCAATGAAACCCAATTTCTTTTATCTACAAAGTTGTAAAGGTACTTATAGCCCTTACCCATCTTTGCTATCCAATATGGATTTTGTTTAATAAATTCTTTTCTATGTTTTAATAAAACTTCACTTGATAATAACCAAGCACAACCAAACTCAGGGTCTGATATTGGTACGCATCCAAACATTCCAATCACGCCTTCATCACCAACTCCCATAATTGTATAATTACGAGCGCCTTTAACAGTAAATGGTATGACCAATGCTTCTAATGGGCTTACATTATCTGAAGCCTTTATTTCTTGTCTGTCTTGCTTTCGCATTGTCTTAGATAAAACTAAAATATCTTTAAGTTCAGCCTCCCTAACAAAAGGTTTCTCCATTAAATACGTCTTGACCTTCTGTGATAGAAACCTTCAACTTCTGCTTGAGAAATTTGCACTGGCAAATGACTGTCACTTATAATTGTGCAGGTAAAATCTGTATTACGCGCTGCTATCGGCACACGCAGTTGGCCTGTCAAGATTGCTGGAGCTCCTACTTGAGATTGTGATTGCCCAATAACATAACCTGTCATTTGTGAAATACCTGCTGGCCTGTTTTCAGGTACTGTTGCTACTCTAAAGTAACCAGTATTATTAAAATCAAATGTAATAGTTCTTATCTGATAACGCCCAGAACTAATTGCTAGTCGTCCTCTTCCCGTATCTTCACGTACATATTGTGGTGATAGAATGTAAGTGGAGGTGTATGGAACGCCTATAAATAAGTTTGGAGTATTGCCTGCAACTGTATAAGTAGAACCACTTGTATTTGTTGCAGTATGGTTAATACCTGTGTCTCTTTCTACAGCAATTAAATTTGCTTTAGCACCATAAGGTGATGTAAATGTTGTGAGGCCTGTACCTGCACTATATGTGCCTGTCACATTTGCTTTTAAATCTACATAAACTTTAAAATCTAATGTCGACTCTTTTAAATTCTGTAAATCAATTCTACATAATTTTGTAGTCTGACCTTCTGCAGCTAGAACATACAAGTATGACTCTAAACTAACTGCGCCTAATATTTTAACACCCTCAAATTCCCATTTAGACCACGCTGTTTGTACCTTCTCTCCCTTATCAAAGAAATATTTATAAACGAAAATTGTATCTGCATTTACAGGAGCAACATTTGAACTTGTATTGTACGGTGCAACTTGGCTGTCATTGTCATCGTGACATAGTACAAACAATGTATCTTCAATGTTGTTACTAATAATTTGAAAAGCACCCTTAGGTATCAATGTTTGAACAGAAACTGTGACATCAATGCCATCATTGGTTAATGTGTCATCATCTGAATAGTATTCTCTGATAGCTGTATTATTGTTACGTGGTTGTGCAAAGTATGCAAAACGCCCAGCAGCAACAGGTTGAACTTGGTCATCGTGTTCAAAGGTTGACACTGCATTTAAAATTGCAGTTGTTGGTGTAATAGTGTCTCCCGCAGTATCTAACTTAAATTGTTGTGTGTCAGAAAATAACAATAGTGTTTCGTTAAATGCTACAGAGTTTTTCAAAGTGTTAACTTGAGTACCTGAGGCCGCAATATCAATTGGGTCAGTATCTAAAACTTGAGTAACAGTAGTAGAAAAGAAATTAAAGAACCCACCATTCTCTGTGAAAATTAGGTTCTCTCCTGCTAATAGACCAAGTCTATTTTTATAAAATGTTAAATTCTGTATAGGTTGACCTACAAATGATGGATTAGGGTTTGTTGTTAAATCACCACAAATGCGGTCTCTAAAATCTAGTTGTTTAAATGTAAATGTACCGTTGTTGTTATTCACTAAGGCATGAGGCATTTTAGAATTATCTAATCCTACCGAAACCCCTGGAGCGATAGTTTCAGACCAAACACCATTACCTTGAAACGATACAAAATAATCTGTTAGTTCATCACCTTCATCGCCTGTAACTTTAACCTTAACACCAGTCTTGCCGTAATACGGTAGACGACTAAATGTTTGTATTTCATCTCTGACTACATACATAGCCAAGTTACCTTGACCATCTGCAGTATCTACTGTGTAGGCTGCGTTATTATCTGTAGGCTTGCCATAAATAACTGAGTTAAAACTTTCAAAAGTAAAATAGTTAGTGATGCCTGAATAGTTAGCGAGGCCTTGAGTGGTTGATAGAGTTGCATTGGTGTCAGTACGTACAGTTTTAAATCCTATTTGTGATGCACCTGCATTCCAAAATTCACTAGAAGTACCATTTAATAAAATATCTTTAATTTTGTTTGTATCACGAAATGCACTATCGGTAGTGGCATCATTACCTGAAGGCATTTGAAAGACAACTGCAAGTTCCTGAGGCATACTCGGATGCTTAAGCGTTACTCTATATTCAATTCCATATTGAGACTTTGCTACATTAATTAAAAACTCTTCTACTTTAGCAGCACTTGTGCTGGTATCAGCAATAGGTAAAATTGCTTTGTTAGCAATAAATGTAAAGTCAGCAACACTAACGCAGTTAAAATCTTCTCTTGGATTAGTTGAAGCTAAATATGAAAGTCCATCAGGTGCACTTACAGGATATGAGTTACCATCAAGGTCATATACTTTTATACCTTGGTGATAAAACGTAACGATAAAACGCGATGTAGCATCACGATTAATATTCCAAAACTTAATAGTGTTTGGATATGTGTTAGTTGCATCTAAAGTTTTCACAAATTCTAGCGGAGGTCTTTTAGTTAAACCTTCCACAATATTATTCTGAAAATTAATCTGGTCTGTACCCTGATTAATACCTCTTTGTGTTGGAGTTTGCTCACTCATTCCATTTAAAAAGTTAGGAATGGTTTGAGATACAACAGGCATTAATAAGTCCTTCTGGGTGGTCTATTAATTATCGAATAAGTGTTGGCATCCCCTTCCAATATATTAGCGTCTGCTGAACGGCTGTCAGCTTGCTGAAAACTGATGTATGCTTCTTGCTCATCCTTGCCTACAAGGCTAGCCAATTCAGTGTCTCCAACAACACGCGCTGCAAAGCGTCTACTTGCTTTGACTGTAATATAGCGTCTTGCATATTCTGGGAGATGTTCAAATTGTTGAACGAGAACTACATCAATATTTGGTGCAGTTGTAAATATATCTGTGTGATTATCCATATCGTATAAAAAGCCATCACGTATTACGTAATTACGATTGCGGTTAGCGGCTGAGGCATCAGCTTGAACGCAGTTAACAGGTAATGGTATTTTGCTAGTGTCATCAATTGTCACTACGAAGTTGTAGTGTGAGTTAAAATTCCAGCCCATTGATTGCACAGACATAGAACTTTCATTCAAAAGATTTTTAGCGATAGATACATCGACAGTTGCATCACCTTCAAGAGTATTGATAGGAGCTTCTCCTATAACACTCAACATAATGTTTACTGCTTGTAACTCTGAGGTTGGTGTGATTTGTGTTGCCATAATAATATAAAAAAGAGAGGGAGGAATTAACCTCCCCCTCTGTTAGAATTAAGCTTCCTTAATTCCTATAGCAGCTTCTGGACGAAGCACGCCGTGTCCTTGGGCGTATTTCGCTACCATTAGCGTACCTTGTCTTCTTATGTCGTATTCTGACTCGACTGCTAAATCCATTAACTTAACAGTACCTGCAGCAGAAGGATGACATACAAGAGCAACAAAGTTGCTAAGGTTTACAGCTTGTGGATTTGCCACAGAAGCTGAAGTACCCGCATCAGGTTGGCCTGAAGTGATGTTAGAAGCAACAAAGTGTGGAGTTGGAATTAATTCAATCCCAGCAACTTTGAGTACTTTACCATCAGCCACCCCACCATTTGCACCACCACTGAAATCAACATTCACAGCGTTAGTAGCATTGGCTAGCTTGTAGTATTCTTCTAGTCTCAAGAAACACTTACGACCTTCTTTAGGTACGTAGTGAGAATCAAGATTTGATGCAGCGTCAAACAATGAGTCAATCATTGCATTAGCAGCAGTCGCAGCAGTACCAGAAGCGATACCTGTATTAGTTAATACAGTACCAGCGTCTCCGCCTGTTACGTTTGTCGCAGCTAATGTAGCTTGACCTATTGTTTGCAAGATATGCTTATCCTTCTGGAACGCTAGTGCGCGTCCTATTTCAGATGTGTAAGCACCTCTTACATCATAGTGGTTCTTAGCTTCTTCAATGTTCGATAAGAACACAGAGCTAATTAAAAGGTCATTAACAGTAATGACTTTTTCGTTGTGGTTTATGTCGTTACCCAGTATTTCAGCGCCGGGGGTGTGATAAGCTGCCACTGTTCTTCCCATTACGGGGAAGGTAGCGGACTTACCATTTGAGATTGTTCTCACAGTCTCAGCACCTGCTGTAACTGAAGCTCTTTCAAAAGAAGTCATAACTTCTCCTGCGAAAACTTTCAGAAACAACGCATCTTCAGCACCGGAGGCATTGACTCGACCCACACTTATTGGTGTCGCGTTTGACATTTTTATTCTCCTTGGTTAGTTGTTGTTTTAAGAAAGCATCCACATAGTTTAGCTCGTAGTCAGGATTATCCTCCGCAGAGGGTCAAGCATTTGCTTAATTATGTTTCAGCAGTTGCCACCTATTTAAGGTTGCACAACTATTATTCTTGTAGTAAAAATCTTGTGCGTAAGCCCATTTAGCTCAGTTGATAGAGCAAGGCATTTGTAATGCCTAGGTCGGGAGTTTGAGTCTCTCAATGGGCACGCATAGTATTTATTTTTTCTTCGGAAACCCTTTTTTCATATTTGCATAGGACTTCTTACTTATTGTCGACTTAGACTTTGGACGTGATGTCCCGGCCTTACGTCTTGCATTGATATTTGCATATAATCCTTTAGGCATAGTTCTCCTTATAAGTTTGAGTTTTGTAATTTACGTTGGATGTCAGCTTGGTAAGCTTCATCTTTTGTATATCTTGGGTCATCCATAGCAGAAGTAACTTCAGCCCATGAACGGAAACCACCACCAGTTGATGCACTTGCTTTACCTGTCGTAAGTGTAGGGTCTACTCCATTGGAAGCTTCGTAACGTGCTTTGAGACCGTTAACAGCCAACTTGATACCTTCGATGTCAGTATTGTTAACTGAATTGTTGTAAGCATTTTTCTCTGCATCAGATAAATTGTCTGAAGCCCATTGCATCATATTCCCGTAAGCATCATTACCACCAGCAATGCCTTTAACATCACTAACTAGATTGTCACGCATAGCTAGTTGCCCAGCTATAAATTGGTCTACGTACTCTTTGGGAATACCAGCTTTATCTAAAGCTTCATAACTTTCTGGTTTTAGTTCACCAGAGTTATCAAACTCAGATTGTAGGTTTTGCACATTAAGCCCAGCACTTTCAGCAGCCTTATTTGCAATTTCCAAATCATTGTCTTGTTTTACGTCTTCTTGTTTTGGTTCAGGAGTTTCGTCAGCCTTAGGCTCTCCTAATTTTTTCTCTAACTCTGCATACGACTTAGCTAAGTCATCTACTGAATTAAATTTTTCTGGTAAACCTTCCGGCTTACTTACAACTTGTTCTTCTGGTTTGTCAGAAGTTGTTTCAGGTTGTGTTATTTCAACTTGTTCTACCATTATTCATCATTCCTTTGGTTATATTGTTAGCGACACCCGGCACAGACTTAGCAACTGTATCTTGAGCTGCATTCATCATCTGGTCTTGCATCATTTGTTCTTGTTGAGCCATCTGTTCAGCTTGCAATTCTTCTTGCGACTTAATCAATCCATCTGTTTCAATTCCTAATCCTGTTGCAATTCGTTTTATTAAATCACTTGGGTTAAGAGTTTGAATGATGTCTGGATTAACTTGCGCTAAAGCTACAAATTCACCTATGAACTCTCTTAATTTCTGTAAGTCATTGCCACGACCTAAGGCTTCTATGCCTGTTATAATCGTTGGCTTTACAGACCCCTTTGGTAAAGAAGGTATCTCTTTTGATTGAGACATCCTCTTCATCAATAGTTTTACTAATGGCAGTTGGAATTCAACAGACAACAGGGAATAAATACCTCCCATTGAAGTCTCTAGTTGCTCTGCCATGTATCTAATTTCTTGAGCTGTGACACGTTCGGCATCACGTTGTATTGCTGTGTGTAGTAGAAATGCAAATGACATTCTTTCTTCAAGAACTCTTATGCTTTCTTGCACTACTCTTAAGTCATACTGTTTATCTGTTTGTAAGACTGATACATCATCTTTTGAACCTGTAATGATGTCACCATTACGGGTAAGAGCTAAATCTCTTTTCTTAGTTACAGAGTTTGGTCTAATCATAAAGACAACTTTACTAGACGCTGCTGCACTTTCTACGAGCGCTTGTGATAAACCTTCTAAAGATTTTAAATCACCTAAGAATTCTTCAACATATCCTCTTCCATAATCTTCACCTTCAACACGTACCATGCGTAAACATTGGTAAGGCATATTATCTTTTGTAAATGTACCAATACTCTTCGGTATTTTGATACCTTTTACTTCTTGGCAAATATAAAATTTGTCTGAATCTAGTTTGTAGATGTGTGTATATAATTCACACTCTTCGTCATCTTTGTAATCAGCGTCACTTATAACTTGCTCCCTAATGTCAGCATCAAGGCTAAGTGGTGTAATAATTTCTTTAATAACTATTTCTAATAATTCATCAGAACTATCACGCGTACAAACATATTGTGTAAGCGGAAAAACTTTCATACTTGTTTCTTTGGGTAAGTATGTCAGAACATTGCCACCAACAATTAAATGCTTAAGTGCTGTAAACACAGAAACACGCATTGCCTTTTCTTCTATTTTATTTTGAACTTCCTTTTCAATTCTTTGTAGTGACTTTTCAACTTCAGATTGTAACTCTCTATTTTCTTCTAATTCTTGTTTAGCTTTACCGCTAATGCTTAAGCGAAAGAAGGGGGAGTTAGGGGGAAGTAATAATAATAGGAGTTTGGAAGCTAGGTTATTAACACCGCGTGCACCAACAGATTGAAATGGAGTGTAGAGCTCGGATGTATGATTGAAACCCTCTTCGGGTATTAAGGCAGGAATAGTAAGCTCAGAACATATTCTGGCTCTATCTAAGTATTGAATTCGTTTTTCTTTTAATGTCTCATATCTTTCTTTAGCGGTATGTTGTTTTGTTTTACTATCATCTATTAACATTAATTATTTTATGTAGAGTTGTGACTTGCCCTTTTTATTAGCAAGAACTGTCATTGCATCTTCACTGAAACCGGGAGTAGAACCTAAGAATTGTGAGCTACTTTGGTCAACAGTCTCACTGACAGTTGGTGTTGTAATTCCACCTACGGGGTTTTGTAAGCCGGAATCGCTACCACCTGAGCCGCCGATACCTTCAATACCTGAGCCATAACCGCCGCCGTAGCCTCCGCCACCACCAGCACCACCTCCACCGAAGCCGCCTCCGCCTCCGCCTCCCATACACATTATGCTACGTTAATCCCACTGGATGTAGCTGGTATGTTAAGACCAGAAGTTAGTGAAGTGTTTAATCCTGTTGTACCTTTTTTTCGCTTGTACTTTTTCTTAGCGTCTTCATCCATTGCTTCATCGCCAATTGCTAGTTCCGGAGCTAAAGCACTACCTATTGGTGATGGGTTAATTACCGGTTGTGGAATTGGTTCTGGAGCTGGAGCTGGGTCGGGTTTTCCGCCTATACACATATTGTTTTCTCCTTAATAAATCATTAGTCCTGCAGTGGACGAATGCATTGGGTTTGATGGGTTTGATGTAATTGTACTACTCTCAGTAGTGGCTGTTTCTGGATTCTGTTCTACCTCTTCCTCTTCAGGTTTTGGGTCATAGATGTTGCCATTATAATAAATGTCTTGCGGATTGGGTCTCTTGTAGACTGTTGGTCTACTTGTTTTCATTCCGCCTATACACATTATAAAATGGCCTCCTTATCAGCACGTTCTTTTAAGTAATTTAAGAATTTAACTACGTCTCGTTGACCTGCCGCGAAATATATTTCCTTGGGTTGATGGTCAAGGTCAGGCGTTTTTTCAGGCCATAATTCATTCAGCAGTTCAAGAAGTTCTGTAACTGTCTTTGGTAAGACTAAATCGTTATCATTTTCCATAGCTTATTCTTCTAAGACGGGTACTTTTGTTGTATCAACAAGTTCACACACATTACCGACACACGCTAATTCTTGAGAGCCGGTGGTATTATCATCACTTTCATAGTTTTGAAGGTCTATAAAATCAATATTAGTAGGCATAGCCTTATTTAATTTAAGATACTCTTCTTTATCTATGTCTTGGTAAGGTGCTTGTTTGTAGCTGTGTTCAACAAGAGGCAAGAAACTTATACCTGCAACTTCATCAAAGTTATCATAAACCCAAGAACCAACTTTTAACCATTCATTCTCTCGAACACTAATAGTAACAGAAGGTTTATGTTCACACCAATGACGCTGATACATCAACCACAAATCAAGCTGCTCAATAGCAGACATATCATTACGCGTTATTGATTTATCAGGGGATTTAATTGGAAACGAAAACACCATGACATCACTTGGTCTAGTCACATCTGGTTCATGCGGAATACCTTTATCAATTAAGAACTTTGTTAATGGGTCTTTGGCATCGCCTCGTACGGTTCGTACATAATAATCACTATGTCTTGAGTGAATACCAGAGGCACTATCAACTAATTGACTTACTGTACCAGATGGTTTGACACACGTGATTGCTGCTGATTGATTAATCTTCAGTTTTTTTGCTAGAACTTTGTTTGCATCTACTGCCACAGCGCGCATTTCTTGTAAGCGTTCTTTGGTAGGATTGCTTGTAAGTTCATTATCCATAATACCTGTAAGTGAAACACCAAGTAGTCTTTCAGCTTCAGTATTATCTCTCCATATTTTACGTAGATATTTTAAATCTGTAAGTGTGGATTGAAATGTACCTAAGATGGTAGCAAGTCTGACTTTATCTTTAATCTCCTTCATACTATCTGTTGCTCTGATAACTACCTCAGTCAGGTTGCAGAATTGATATGGTCGCAAGATAATTTCACAACAAGGATTAGTTCCAAATTCAAAATTAGTGTCACGTCTTTCATTTTCTGCAGCTTTATTCTTTGCTGCTAGTCTATTAAAGATGCCACGCTCTCCTGACTTACTGTCATATAGAGATTTCCATTCAGACATAAATAGTCCTATATCTGGTGTGCGGGTGTAACAACCTGAATTATTAGCTAATGCTCTTTGACCATTCTCAAGCCACCATTGACCTGACTTTGCTTTTCTCATTTGGTCATCTTGTATGCTGCTAAGAGATATTAAAGCTGAACGCCTCACTCCTCCAACAACTACAACTTCACCAACTTTACAAACTAAGTCGTGTGCTTCAATAGCATCAAGTTTTCTACCTGCAGCTTTCTTAAACATATCAACTGCAAAATCGAATAGGTTTATAAGTGGCTGTGCTCCACTAGCTCTGCCTCCCATAGTTTTTAAACGTGCGCCTGCTGGTCTAATACGAGTAACATCTATCTTTGGAATTTCACCACCATATAACATAGCAAGTAATTCTTTAAATGCTCTAGCCCATCCAGCTTTACTATCTTGAACTACAATAACAGTGTCACTTTCATTAAACTCTTCTGCAATGACAGGTAGTTTTTCAATATTGTTTCTTTCAACTGAGAAACCAACACCTGTACCACACAAAAGAATATACATAACTTCATCAAAGCTACGTACATCATCAATTGGAATGTAACTGCAATTATATCCTGCGGTATTGTCTCTCTCCAAAGCTGCTCCTGCAGTCATCAAAGCTCGCATCGAAGGCATAATGCGTAAAGACAGCACCGCCCCTTCTAACTCGGAACGTAAATCTTTAGGTAATTTAAAGTTATGGTTTTTCTGTAAATGTGTTTCCATAAAATCAAAGTATCTTGTAACTGTTTCGTTCCATGTTTCTCTGCGTCCTAGTTCATCAACGAACCTAGCGTATCGAGAGGTGTGAATGTATTGTTGGTATGAGGTAGGTAAGCTATTATTCATCTTTGTCACCAAAGCGAAAGCTAAGTTGCTTATCGTCCTCTTGAGTTTCTTTTTCTATAAGCAAATCTATGTATTGTTTTGCTTTAAGTAAGTCTTGTATTTGACCATCTTTATCGTGGTGCTTATATCGCCATCTCATTAAATACTTAATGGCATTTGCTTCAGCATACGGAACATTGTTCTGCATAATGAAAGTAATGGGTTCTATTTTGTATCTAAAATAATGAGCCGGTTTCTTTACGCTATCCGCCATAGTTTGATACCTCCTGTTTCTCTGTCGTAATCGTTATGTCTTAAAATTCTTGCAACCCTTGCTTGGGCTAGTGCTTCATCTATTGAATAACCAACTTTTTTGTAGGCATCCAAAGCGCGCGTCCATAGGTCTAAGAGGGGGACATTAGCTCGGTCTCCTAAAATCTTTTGAGCTGTCTTCACTCCAACTTTAGGGCAACCAGAATATCCATCTGTGGCATCACCACACAAGGTCTGCATCATGTGCCAATAGTCTGCTTCTTCAGGTGACACTTCATCTATTGTCATGCCATCTTTAGAAATCTTTCCGGGTATTTGGTAGAGGTCTTTGTCTATTGAAACGATAATCTTTTCTTCGTTAGAAGGTTCAGTTGATAAGATACCAAGTACATCATCAGCCTCAAGCCCATCCATAACAACTGCTTCATAATTATCTAAACAATACTGTCTTAGTGTGGGTAGCAGCATAGGCTTACGCTTTGCTTTTCTGTTGTCTTTGTAGCTGGGTAAGATGTCTTTACGGAAGTTTGATTTATCAGTTAGAGCAATAATATATTTATCTGCTTTTAAATTTTCTTGTAGCTCTTGTATTTGTTTATCGACTTCTGCTTTACAAATATTTTCATCGCAATGCAACGTCCATAACCCATCTCCCCAATGAGTAGGTATTTCATTTTTGGTAGCAATTTTGTAAATAAGAATATCACCATCAATTAATAGTGTTCTCATTTTTTAGTTTCTCCTTTGGTTAAGTTTGATTTGTGAAAAAGTTCAGCAAGAGGAATCAAAATAACTTTTGACCTTTTGCCATCACCTACATTTTTCATTGTGTGATTATAATTTTTTGCTAGGTTGCGAATGGTGTCGGTATCAAATATCAATCGACAATAATCTTTCTTACCATCAGCAAGAATGTGTACCCAATAGTCAGCTTCAGTTACTGATATGCCAGATGGCTTACCATAGCTTTCAACTTCTATTGCGATGTTACCTGACCTGTACCACCAATCTCTTTCGGTCTTTACTTCGACCTTAAACTTGTCGGTATCAAAGATAGCTGCAACACGTTGCTCTCGGTCTTGACCATAAGCCAAGTCCAAGTCAAATTTAGAATTCTTCAATGTGTGTCAGCCCAACTCTCGCCAACTTTAAATTCACCTGTTAGTGGTATGCGTAAATTAAAATGTGCGCCGGTACTTTCAATTGCATCAACTGCTAATTGTCCAACTACTTCTGCATCAGCTTCATCACATTCAACTTGGATTTCATCGTGAACCCATACGACCTGTTGCACGTCTTTTAATTTTTTAATTAGTTTGTCAAATTCTATGAGCCATTGCTTACATACAATTGCTCCACTTGATTGAAGTAATGTATTGAGTGCTGAATGTTGTGAGCGTACTTTTACGTGTCGTCCATCTAGTCCAACTATGTGACCTCTTGTGGAAGCTCTTTGTACGTCTGTAATAAGTTTATTAAGTGCAGGTAAATTGTTTAAAAATCTTGTTTTGATTTTAGAAGCTTCTCCAACTTTCTTACCTGTAACCTGTGCAATTTTCTTAACACCACCACCATAAAGGAAGCAGTAGTAAAATCTTTTAGCTATGTCTCGGCTTTCAAGACCAGCCAGTTCTTGAGTATTGGTGTGGATGTCACCATTTAAGACAACATCTGTGTAATCTCCTTTGTCATATTTAGCTAAGTAGTGCGCTAGCATACGAACCTCTAAGCCTGATATATCAATACCAACCAGCTTTTTCCCTGGAGTAGCTCTAAATAATTGACGGCACTCCTTGCCATAAGTTTTATGGATGCTTGGTACTTGTCCTAAGTTTGGATGTGTATGAGAGGCACGTCCTGTAACTGTAGAATTAGTATTACAATTACCATAAATACGACCACCCTTCTCTTGTTTTAACCAAGCTTGCGCTCCGACTGCTAATTGTGCAATACGTTTTTCAACTAAGAAATGTTCACTTAAAATTTTTGCCTCAGGATATTTTAGTTTTTCTAAAACTGTTTCATCAACTTTTGGTTTTCCATCAGGTGTGTATTCTGCAGGTTGCCAATTGTATTTATCTTTTAGTCTCTGTGCAATGTGCATACGACTAGATGGATTAAAGGTTACAGTTTTTTCTTTGTAAATTGTTTTACCTTTAACATAGCCCCTAGTCTTATTATTTACTTTTGGTGTGAATGGAGTTTTCTCAACAAGTGGTGGGAAAATATTTTGCAACTCTTCTTCAAGTTCTAAACGTCTTGTATTTAAAGTTGTAAATAATTTTTCAGCAGCTTCTTTATCAAAAGAAAAACCATGCTGTTCTTGTCGATGTATAATTTGTGCAACCTCGTGTTCTAAGTTAAGAGCATCAGGTTGTTTTGTTTGGGTAAGTATGTTGTAAAGTGTAGCTGTTACTTCTACATCTTGGACGCAATACTCTAGCATCTCTGCAGTAAACACTTTCCAATCAGTAACTATCTGTCCTTTGTAGTTACCAATACGATGTCCCCATGCTTCTAAGCTATGACGACCAATTAATTTTTTAGGAAAGTCTTGTTTACGGAAATCTCTATCTCTTATGTCAGGATAAAATAAACGTGCTGCAACTATGGTATCAAATATTTTTGCATCAGTTCTAAACCCATAAAGTTTTTTCAATACAGGGATGTCAAAGCCAATAATATTGTGACCAATAATTTCATCTGCGGCGGCCAGCAGTTCCATTGCTTTGTTTAATTTTAAATTGATAACCTCATTTGTATCGAGGTTCTTTATAATAATACAATGAACCTTGCTGACCTCCTCTAATAACCCATCAGTTTCAATATCGAATACTAATCTCATACTTGCTGAGTTATCCAATTCAATAGTTTAGGGTTTCTTTTAAATACTTCTGTGTAGCCGTTAGCAAAGCTGTCTACTGTTGGCTCTTCTTCTCTATCCTTAAGATTAAATATGTAATACAGCGCATGGCCTACCTCGTGGAGCAAAAGACTAAGAGCTCTATCGCCTCCCTCTTCAATAATACTTCTATCCAGATATATTTTTTGCTCTCTTGCTGCGTAGCTTCCTTGTTGGTCGCCCACCTCAAGAGCAATGTCTGGCTCTAAAAGCACCACTTTTAAGGTGTGGTAAGACACATCTATAGCGTCTGGTAATTTTACTTTTTTCATATTTCTCCTAATGTAAAGTGTGTTGTTGTAAGACAATGCGCCAAGCGGCTTCATTGCCATTTGTGATAAGTGCATAAACTGCCTCATCAATAATTTCGTAAGCTTCATCTGTAGCTACGTGAATATAAATTTCTTTGGTTGGGTTTCGCTCTGCTTGCGCAATAGCATCCATAACTAATGTAGTCCATTCAGCGTGTTCAATTTCTAAATTAAAAATCATCGTGAATTATTTCAGCAAGACAACCTGTCTCTAAATCAAAATTGAGATTGCACGCGTGACCTGTTTCACCACTAAATCTATTTTTTAAAATAGTTACAATTGTGGTGTTGTCCTCTGCTTGTAAGTCGCGGTTCATAGAAATGATTAAATCTGATAACTGACCAATAGATGCTGAACCTCTAAGAGCATTCATAGTTACGCTCTTTCCATCTTCCCAACCTTTGTCTCCTTCACTTCTACGTAAATGAGAAACTAAAATTAATCCAATACCTGTTTCTTCAACTAATGTACGTAAAACGGATACGGTATAATCAATAAGTTTACGTTCATCGTTAGTGTGTTCATCACCAAGACTACTAAGAGCCATGTGAAGGTGGTCAAGAATAATGTAATCACAAGCACACGCCTTGGCCATGTATCTAATTTTTGCGATAAGATTATCGGCAACAGTAGAACCAAAATGATTATACAAATAAAAATTGCCATTACCCACAGTTGCATCGTAGGTATCTCGAAGTTCATCTTCTTTTACTCCCTCTCTTGTTAAGTGTAGTGGTTTTTGTAAACTCACTCCCATAATGCCGAGTGAGGTTCGTTTGATACTTTCCTCTAGGGCTATGTATCCAACTTTAAAATCTTTTTGTAATAAATGCAGAGCTATGTGTCGGCAGAATGAACTCTTACCTACACCTGAACCTGCTGTAATTGTAACTAGCTCACCTTTACGTAAGCCATGTGTTTTAATATTAAGTGCTGGGAATGGGTAGTCCACAGAGACGTATTCATCTTCTTTATTTATTGTGTCCCAAATATCTGTTCCACAAACTATACCATCCGGTCGGTATGGTTTAGCTGACCAGATGCAGTCTGTAAGTTCTTTATACTTACCTGCAACTATCATCTCGTTTGCATCTTTAAGCGGCAGCGTACATATTTTAGCCTTGTTAGGGGAGAACAATCTAGCACACTCTGCTGCCGCCTTTTTGCCTGCATCATCTTGGTCGAAACACAAGACAACGCTGTCAAAATTCTCAAGCCATTCTAATTCTTTTGAAATATCTTTTTTTGCACCCGCAGCTCCTGTCTTAATTGACACAACAGGAAATTTGTTATTCCAAAGTTTTGATACACTCAATGCATCAATCTCTCCTTCAGTTATAACAACCATCTTGCCTTTGCTTCCCCAAAGGTGCTGTCCGAATAGTGTCGCTTGCTTTACGTCACCCAACCATTGAAATTCTTTGGAAGGATAACGTAGCTTTTGTGCAACCAACTCCCTATCAGAGTTATAGTAGTTTGCTACTTGGCAAGCTCTACCGAAGTAGTCGCCTGTGCCGTAGTTAAATTTTTGTACTGTATTGAAATCTATCTTACGTGATGCAATCTCATTGACATCACTTGGTATTAAATCTGTTGTTTTGTTTGTTTGTGTAGGTGTATTCACTTCATTCTCCCGAGTTATATTTTGACATCCAAAGCAAAACGTATGTCCATCGTCATACACCGCGACATTGTCCTTGCTTCCGCAAGAGTCACAGTTTGTGTGATATAGAAAATTGCTTTCTGTCATAATTGATTAAATTTTTTGGCTGGAATATTTTGGCTAGAAATTGAAAGAGCCCAAGAGTGGCCAACCGAAGTTGTGTCTCTTGAGCTCCAATCAAACAAACTGTCCTAAAGTTGAAATTTCAAAATTAGGGCAAGATGTATCAGCCACATCTCTGTGACTAATGACTTTGACTTTATCATAAATGGCTTGTAATTCCACTAAAAGACCAACAAGGGCATTGAATTGGGCTAGTGTATAATTACAATCAAGTTCTCCTTTAGGAGACTTGCCGCCTATAAGACAAATTCCAATAGAATTCTGATTTGAAACATCTCCTTTAGCATCCACATGGATGCCGCAGGTATCAATATCTCTTCCGTTTTCAATTGTGCCATCACGTCTAATAATTTTGTGATAGCCAATATTTAACAATCCATCTTTACGATGAATTACATCAACATCTTTAGCTGATAAATCTTCCTCGGGAATAGTCTGAGAAGAGTGAACCACAATAAATTCTGTGCTCAATCTTTTATTACTCATAACCACTCCTGGGGAAGATGTTTGTCAGCAAAAGGAAACTTATATTTGTCACACCACATCGCGTAAGTAGTCTTAGACTTTTTACTGATGCGTGCCTTTGCGTTGCTGAATATGAAACGGATGTCTAAATCAGGATGTTGTTCTTTTACCAAGCGCATCTTTTGACGGTCAGCACTTGTGAACAATCCTTTTGTTTCTATGAAAAGTTTTTGTTTGGGTAGGTAAAAGTCAGGAGTGTAAGTATGAATTTTTAAAGGCTTAGTATATTTCAACTTAGTCTCTTCAAATTCAAACTCCACACTCTCTGTCTTTAACTCGTTAGCTATTCGTTCTTCTAAACCAGAACGAAATCCATACCGCAGGCCGACTTCGTTAGAAGTCAAAGGCTTGCTGGCTCTCCTCATCTGCTGGCGTTTCAGATATGGATTGCTGGTAGCCTTCTTCTTCGTTAAAGCCGTATCCTTTGGCATTGCCTGCTCCTCCTTCTACTAATTTGGTTATTTGAACTGCTCGTAGTCTCATTGACACGCCAGCCCCAACCATTGCAGTAAAATATGGAACGAGTTCTGCACTTACTTTCATCTCACTTCCAGACCAAACATTGCAATCGACCATCGGGTTTCCCTTTGAGTCAAAGATTGCAACCTTGTTAGGAATTATCTTCCCGTCTCTGGTTGTGATTTGAGCTTTAGTTTTAAATTTAAAAATCGTAGAACCCGTAGGCTCTCCATTATCATCCACTTCGTCTTCAAACGGGGTAGGTGCAGTTTTTAAATTCTTACCTTTAGCTTTCTCTTTAGCAAGAGCAATGCTTTTAGTAAGTTCTTCATTGATAGCACCTTTAAGTGTATCAGCTTCTTCTCCTGACAAAATTAGATTTGTTTTAAAATGTCCAACTTCGTCAAACCTTGTATCAGGCTGTGTCAGCCAAGCGTATTGACTAACGCCAACACCTGATACAATTTTCGTGTAGTTATTCTTCAAGTTATTATTCTCCTTATATTAAAGTTAGAACGCAAAATGTTTTACGTTCATATAAGGGCACTTATGTATCCTTTATCGGATAGCACTTTTAAGCAAAGAAAAATTCACTCTGTCTTAACAACTCGATGTCTAATTTACCTTTGCGTGGAAGCTCAGGTAGTTTGTCTCTGTGCTTCTCAGGTACAAGTCTTGATATGCCATCTTTAAAATCTGCAAGCACATCATTTTCTGTAAACACTTTAACAAAAGCATCACGTAAAGTTTCATTAAGAACTTGAACGTCTGCTGCTGTAGTGCCGAAGCTGTCGTGCACATTACAAAAGTTTTGTATTCCTTTTGCTTGTGCAAGATTAACAGTCACCATCATACAAGCTGCATCTAATGAGTGAACAAAGTTTGCAGCAACTCCATTTACCATTCTTCTGCGGTCTGTAGTGTCCAGCTCTGTATTAACTCGAGGCTTTATCACCTCTCCCATCAACATTGCCTTAACTCTCATTGACCTTACTTCTGGGTATGATTGCCAGATAGGAAAGCCTACAGGATTTATCCAATGTATCGGCAGTTGGTCTTTACAAACAACACGTGCGATAGCTTGTAAGAAATCCATTCCCTCCCGGGCGGACTTCAGGTTATCACCAATGCTATCCCAAATAAGACCAGCTAAATAAACTGATGGTTTCAGTTCATCATTAGTAAATGGATGTGGTTCGCCTTTGTCTTTACGCTTTTGTAAATCTTCTCTTACAAAATCGGTGCAACTGTAGCGGGTGCTTCCATAACAGATAGTCATAATGCTACGCTTAGTTGTAGACCTTTTGACCTTATAGTTCAGCCATGCTTGCGCATAAGCTTTGCCATCTGTTGCATCTTGTCTCAATCGCTCATTTACATTATCAGCAATTACTTGGTAGATGTCTTGTGGTGTATCTGTAACAGTTAAGTTTACAAGTTTTCCCGCAATTTCATCTTTAAGCATTAATGAGTAAAGTTGTAAGCCGTTACAGCTACCATCAACAGCAACAGGAATGTGAGAAATAAATCCTTCACCCTGTTCTCTCCATAGTTTCCATTCATTACAAAAGGCCAAGAACTGATAAGGACTATCTGCGTCATTCCATTGCAAATTAGCAATAGGGTCTTTACCACATTCTATAATCCAATCCTCATTATCGAGAACCCATTGATTTCTGTCAGCGAGAGATACCTTATCCTCTCCCCAAGTGTTAGCACCATGAACGCCTAGCCAGAAAGCACCTTTGTTTTCGGTGGTGATTGGCTTGCCGTTAGCAAACTCTAGGAGAGCTTTAGCTCCACCTATAGATTGATAATTCAAGAATGCTGGAACACAATATACTCGGCTACGGAAATCCAACTGTAGCGGATAATATATTTTATCATATCCCCGGAACTTTTGCCCTGAGTGTAGAATTTTAGAAAATAAAATCCTCTTGGACTTGGTTCGATTGTTTTCAGTATGAATTATGCTGGCCTGCTTTTTGTATTCTTTGCGAGACTCTGCATTAGTATCAATGTCGTGTGGTTTGTTTGGTAAGTCCTTCAGATATGAAGAAGGCATTTCACCCCAATCGTGACCATTATCCCAAGCGTGGTTCATAACATCTAAAACAAATGTATTAATCTTAAATGGGGTGTTCTGCATAGCATTTACCGCATTATAGACCTCTGGCATCTGGAAGTTCTCAAGCTCCTGTTTAAACCTCTTATTCTTCTGTTTAACGAGGTCTAATGGAGGCATTTCAGATGTCCAGTATGCTCCGCCGTCTACTCCTGTCCATTCCTTAGGTTTCATCACGCAAGGCAGATATTCAGGATTTAATAAATCATTAAAGTTATTACGTTTACTAATCCATTCAGCAGTCTTTTGGGTCTGCCTTATGACCTTAGTTTTCTTCTTCTTAATAACATCGTGACCGATTTCAATTAGACCTGTGCTGATAGCCATAAGCTCAACTAGGCGGATACCTACGTGAAGTTTCTCTGTTTTGCTCCACTCAGTCCATTCTACTAGACCTCGCTTTGCGCTTTCACGTAATTTCCTCCTTTTATAGGCATAATGCCAGCTTCTCTTATCAAGGTCAGTCTTTACCGCCTCGTAAAGCTCTGGATTGAGCTTTTGGAAGTTTTTTAGCTGTACCTGAGTTTCAATCTTTCCTCCAAGAGCTATGCAGCTTCCTGTAAAGGGCTTTTGTTGGGTGACTGTATTAATGACGTGCTTCGCTGTGATTAAGGCACAAATTTCTGGTTCTTGTACTTCACATAATCTCAGGTAGGCAATCTCTGGCCGACCTTCAGTTTTCTCCGCTATCGTGTTAAGAAAATCATTAATGGAATGAGCAAGGGGTACGATGGTCTGAGCGACCATAACCTTGCCATAGGATGTGACGGACTCCTCTTCTCTTTGGATATGAGATGTTCGTCTTTTTGATGTGCGGTTCTTGCCAAGCTCTTTCATTTCGCGTTCGTGCGCGTATTCATCTTGGTATGTCGGTAGGCTTTCAAATATCTTAGCCATAAGTTTACTCTCCTTAATTTAAAATTAAAATTAGAGAGAGTGAGAGAAGTTTATTGTTTCACGTGTAACTAGCAAAGTGCTATGCTTGAAAATACCAACACCGCATTCTTCTGTTTCGCCGATTTGTAATCCGTTGGCAAAATGAAGAAACGGCGGTGTCGTAATTCAAAAAGCTTACGTTTCTCAACAACTTTTCTCACTCTCTTATTTTGTAACAATGCCAAGCGATTGCATAAAGTATAATGCTATCCGATGTGGGATATTTTATCGCTTTGGCTTTTTGCATCTTCTATAAGAAGTTGCTCTGGCCTGTCATTGTTCAGGACGTCTAGTACATTAAAGGTATGTTGTGGTGCTAAATGACTGTAGCGCTTCGTCATTGCTAAAGTCTTATGCCCCATTAATAAACCAATTAAATGTAAAGGCTTCCCTGCTTGGGCTAACCGAGATGCAAACGTGTGTCTCAGGCAATGGAGTGTAAACTCCTTGTCCTCTTCGAGACCCATGATTTCTCTCATGTCTTCCCATTGGTTCTGCAATGTCCAATAGTTATGTCGGAATATTGCAGTTGATGCGTCTTGTCCTTCTACAAGTGCTTCTATTATTGCACGTGCTCTGTTTGACAAAGGTACACTTCTGTTAGTTCCATTCTTAGTATCTAGCACTAGAATGTATTTCACTTTTTGTACTTCATCGAACTGCACGTCAGCAGTTGTAAGCTTACAAGCTTCACCTTTTCTTAGACCAGTATCCATTAGGAATAAAAAGAAGTTTAGGTATTCGACTTTATTACGTCTTGTCATCATCCTAACCATTTCTCTTTCTTCTTTAATGGAAACCCATCTAACTCTTCCGTTGTCTTCTTTGCCCCAAGGAATGTATGGAATATTTTTAAGTCCATATTCATTCGGTCGGTTCAATGCGTATTTTAGCATTTTACTTAATGCTGAAAAATAACGATTGACTGTTGCGACAGTCCGACCTCTTGCTAGTAAGTCTTCCTTTAACGCATCTATATGTCTAGTCGTTACTTCCGTAACCAACACATCGTTAAACAACGCAACAATCATCTTCGCGTATTTTGCTTGCGCGACATTCCAACCGTCTGCTCGTAACTTCTTTTGTATTGCAGATAGTCTTCTGTCAGCAAACCCGCCTTCATCTCCTTTTGGGATATTCAACGGCATCACTTCTTGATTGCTATATTGATTAAGTTTTTCATTACTCATTATCTTCACCTCCTCTCTGTAGTTTGTTAGTTGCATTTATCTTTTCTTCTTTGTGTTCACATTTGCGCCTTCTTGCATATAGCCTGAAGATAACAAATTGCGTTTCCGAAGCTCTGTAAAAGTCAGCTCACTATCGCGTTGGCGATTAGCAAGTTCCCTTTTAACACTTTCCATCTGGTCTTTAAAATTGGCCTGAAGTTCTTCAAGGCGCTGCAGATTTTCACTCATAAACTTTTCTTCGTATTCCATTACACGTCTTTGCTTATGAACTTCTTTGCCATCTTTCATGTCTCGCACACGCGCTTTGCGTTCATCAGCAGACATTGGATAAGATGCAACAGTATAGTCCGTTAACTTGTTGGCAATACGTTCGCCCATTGGTGAAAGAAAAACAATCTTACGTCTTCGTTCGTATGGGTCGTCTTGAGTATAAAGAAGTCCAATACCAAACTTAGGTTTTAACGCCTCACGTGTTGGTGGCTTTCCTCTTTTTGCAGCTCTATCTAAAACTTCTCTGGGTGGATTTACAAGTCCGTCAGAAAGTTTCATTACGCCACGACTACAACTAGATTGTGCAATACCTATTTCGTTTGCAATTTCATCCATTGTAATACCGCCGCTTCTATTGTGTCGTGCCACATATAAAAATATAGCAAGTGTTTGCATCTCCATACGGCTATCCAAACCTCTTATTATATCGGTGATATGTAGCAACGACTCTAACTTACCAATAGTTAAGTCTTCGACTCCTTTTGGCATTTTTTCCCCTCCTCTGTTTTACTCCTTGTAGGAAACAATCCTAAGATTGTACGTGGTGAACTACGTTCTGTTTTATTATCTTTAAAACCCCATATCTTTCCTACTTGGTGACTACTCCTCCTACTGCTGGTCATGGTTGACCGCCTTCACAGCTAAGCTTTCAATCACTTTCGCAATTGAGAACTCAACACCATGTTGCTTATGCAATTGGTTTTGTAGTTTGGTTAAATCTGCGTGTGCTTTCTTTGAAACACTCACAGACGTATATCTAAAAGTATCTGGCATTATAGAATCTCCTTCCTTTGCCTGTTGATGGTTTATACCCTATATCGGGCAGTTCTTCAAGTCTGAGTTATTTATTTATTTATAAACAAACGCCACCAGCCAAAATCTATAATTACTTCCCACAAGTTACTTTCGTAGTAACCGCGTTTGTAACCAAATTTTGTCCAGCTCGTATATCGCTCAAGTTGAATATCGTAATTAAAAAGTCTTACGTGATACATTGCATTATGGTTCTCCTTATTGTTAAACAAATATGAGCCATCTCCCGGCTCAAGGCTTAATTCCATCTAAACAGCTTTTGTTTTGAGCAAGCTGCTCAGAGTAAAACCCCATAGGTATTTGTCTAAGGCAGAACCTTAAAGCAGGTAGTTTGGGTGTTACCTGTTGAACCTCGCAACACCGATTATCATTCATATCATACGTGCTGGTTCGTGCTCAAAATGCTTTTACTCCTTTTGAATAAAAACATTCTTCAATTACTATTAAGCAAATTTGAAATCCGAAGTCAATATGCTTAAAAAAAAATATACTCACACTTTTAAAATGGCTGTTAATACGCCGTCTAGTAAAGCATGGGTTCAGACCCCATAAATAGCCATGACACTATTTATGAGGCTCATGAACAAAGCGTAATTTGCCGTATAGTAAAGAAGGCGCTAGAAAATATAAAACGCGCCGTCTAGTAAACAGCAAATCACTATCTACATTTAAAAAGGGCTAGAAAGAATAAAACGCCCTGATTCTTAAAGGTAGCTAAAAGGGGCACTTTAGTATGCTTAAAGTGGCACTTATATATGCCCCCTTTGGTTACATTTAATTTTGAGTGGTATTAAAAAGTTTATCCAACTTAGCTACTATTTGCTTTCTAGTAGTTCCTAGTGGATATTCCTTAGAACTGTATTTTCCTTTAAGCATTAGTCGATGGCTAAAAGTTCCATCTTCAACATCAATGTCTATGGAATAATGATTGTCCATATTTATGTTCATCGAATAAATCATATTATTTTCTCCTTGTTTGTTTGATTATTTTCAAATGTTTCTCTACCTAAATTTATTAACTCTTCAGCCAGTTCATCAGTAATTTCATAATGTTCTGCTATCAAGCTAATCGTTAAATAGTTATTCCAATATTCAAGATAAAAGTCTTCCGCTAGATTTCTAATATTCTTGAAACGGTCGTAGCTTATTCGTTCGCGCCACTCCTTGCTATTGACTTCTGTTTTACCTAAAATCATTTTAACCTCCTTGTTTGTTTGATTGATTGCCGTCTAGTAAATACAACAAACGCAAGCGAACACCTTTTTCGTTTTATACAGCTCGCACTTAGGTCTGCATTTGTCGTATAGTAAACGACTAACTTTAGTGACTGTTCTGTTTCATTTGTATTCTGCTCAGTCAGCAACATAAGTATTAAGATGTACGCCTATGTAGAACCTAAAGTTTGCCGTCTAGTAAAGGCGTGCATGGCTTTGTACTATTCTAGTGTTTCAAAGTTATCACTCTGTAGCGTTTCACATTCCACGCTCGCCTTTTTTGCCGTCTAGTAAATTGAAGAGGGTTCAAATATACCTTTTTTCAATTCACTCTTCGTAGTTAAACGAAGCCGAGAAGGGCAACACGTGCCCCCCTCTGTTTCATTTAATTATTTCTTTTAGTCCTTACCGCTTGCAAATACGCAAACACTTGTTTTTTCTGTTTGCTCGGTAAAGTTTGAAAGCCTCCTAAAAAGTAAGCCTTCAACGGGTTACGCAATGCGCTTTCCCTTATTCTATTTTTGTGTTTGTCTATGAAATCCATAAGTCCCCCATAGTCTGATTGAAAAAAATAGAACTGGTATGAACAGTAAGCCAATGATGCAACCGCCCGCAGTTCCAAACGCTAGGGGCAAGTTACCCGCACCAACACCGCCGAGGAAATCGCTTAAAGTATTTCCTAGACCCGCCCCGACTACTGCGCCGAGGCCATGTTGAAAGCGTTTAGGAAGAAAGCGTTCAAGCTCTAAACCTGTCATTGCTCCGATAATCATTACAGCGTTGTCAATGATGCCGAATATAATAAAGTCAATCATTGAGCCACCGCCTTTTTAAATTGCAAAGACTTATAATCAGTCAATCTATTTTCTTTTTTTAATTGCTTAATTCTATTTTCAGTTGCTTCGATATCCTTCTCAACTACTTCGTAAAAAGTAAATTCAAATGGATTATAGAAGCTTGTTTGTCCTTCCGCCCAGGGGTAGAAGTATTCAACAGACAAGTCGTCTTTATAGCTTGCGCCTTCTGGTCTTTGTTTTAATGCTATTGCATCAACTAAGCCGTCTCTACTGAATTTAATATGATATAAAAATTCAATGTCACCATGTTGGCTTGTTGTTAGTTCGTAACGGTTGTCTAGTAAAAAAGAATTAATAAAATTTACTATATTAACTCTTTGCGCTTCTTCTTTATCCCCCATGCTGTAGTTTTTTTTACGTGAGTTTTGAAGCTTGTCGTTTACGTCCTTACCCGTTTGAGATAGGTAGCCGTCCCAGTGGCGATATATCCAAATATTGGTATCGCCGTAGGTTATTCTTATATTGCATCTAGTGCCCATAAGTATTCTCCTCTTGTTTAGTTTGTTTGATTGTTTGATTTTCCCTCATTGTTAATGAAGGGTAGAAGAGCCACCGCCAGCCCTTCAACTCTTCACTAATTAAAGCTTTATTAATGAAGGCTAGAAGAGCCAATATATAGGACTACACTTGTTGCAGATGCTTGCCCACTAAACAGCAGCCCTTCAAGTCTTCATTATAAAGTTTTGTTTGAGTGCTAGCAGCTAAGCTCCCGCCCGTCCTGCTAGCGGAGTGAGCACGTTACAAGATTTAATAGATATCTTTGCGCTCCCGCTTGTCTGGTGTCTGTTATGCTTTGGGAGGTGAACGCCAGTAAATAATCCCATCAAGTCCGAATCAATAAACAATTTTAAACCTGATACGCGTATTATACCCGCTAACGGATAACAAGTCAACTACCAATTACATTTAATTATAGAGGTGATAGGCAGGAGGTAGGAGATAGGAGATATAGCTATACATTATATATGTATAATTAAGGGGAAGGTGGTGGAGGTATAAGCTATAGTAATAGCTAGGGTTGAAGCTTGGATATATCTAATATGGGAACTTTAATCACCACCGTAAAAAAAATAGACCCTATAGCACACACACATGAAAATATTTTAAATGCGCCCTGCCTACGGATATACAATCGCTTGCTATTATACGGAAAAATCGCGCGTACTATAGGCCTTGCAACAATTTTCCCACGCGCGCAGACACCCCCGCAAGGGGGAAAAAACGCCTAGTACATACGATATATCCCCTCATATTTTTGTACTAAATATTGCGCATCCTTGAAGATAAATCCTCTGCCCTATTCGGTGTTTGCTTTGCCCACTTACTATCTAACATTTCAATACTTGCTGTTTGATAGTCTTTGGAGTCCAAAGCTATTAACATTTTTTTAAATTTAGAAACTCCATACACGCCTAATTGGTAAACCATTTCTATTAAGATACCGAATGCTTTAGGACTAACCATGTTCTCTTCTATGAGTCCCTGAGCACCCTTAAGAGCTATCTTAAAGTCCTTATCAAATAACTTTGACCAACCAGCTTCATCAGATGGGATACTTTCTCCATCCAACATTTTGTGACCGTAACCACCAGTTAAATGATTTTCGGTGCAGTAGTATGTTTCTAAACGATACCCTTCATGTAGCTTGATGCTCTCTTTAATATCTTCATAGGTCATATAAATCTGTCTCCTTCTGGGGCACGACCAATAGCCGTCTCCATAAATCTATCTAGTTCTAGGTCTAATAATTCTTCTTTGTGTTGGTCGAATGCAAGAACTTGGTCTCTATCCATGCGTTCTACCCAATAATTTGCAGCTATAGACAGCGCATCTATCTGGTCATCGTGTCTAAGTGCACCTTTATCTCTCGTAAGACGTGTCATTTGTCTAAACAATTGGTGGTCAGGTGGTAATTCAAAGTCCTTTTTAATAATATCATGGTCAACTACGAGCCTATGCGTATTCATAATGGGCTCTAAGGTATCAATAATACGTTTCTCTTTTTGAATACTGTGTCTTACTTCTTCTATTTCACATGGATGTATTTTAGACATCACCGGTTTTAACAATTGTGTTGCCATGCCATCCCCAAAGTTACTCTCAATAACAACGTAATTAACATTTTGGCGTTTTGCTATGTGCGATAGTTCTTCTAATGTCTCTTCACTATAGCCACCTTCAAGTGCGCCAATAGCTGTTAGATATAAAATACCATGCAACATCTTTATAACTGCATAACCTGTTCTATCTTCTCCACGCCCAGAAGGGTCAATTGACATAACTGTTCCCTCCCAAGGCGCAAATTCATCACTCATATATAAATAAGAGGTGAAGTAGTCTCCCTTAAGACCCACATTTGGTGTGTCTGAGCTAATCGCTGTAATTTGGTCTTGTCCGGAAGCCCATTGTATTTTTGCAGGTGCTTCTTTCCATGAAGCGCAACCTGAAACTATAATGAGGTCGTTTAGTTTGAGCGGGTATCTGTTTGCATCACTCAATGTTGTATCCAACATGAATTGCAAATTGAAACCACTGCGCCCATACGAACTTAGACGTTCCATCAAATCAACTTCGTTAAACCTATCTGGGTCAGTCGGTTTACCTTCTGAAGTTTTTTCGTCAGCAATAACTTTTGCCAGTTTATTTCCATAACCTGTTAGTTGTGTTTGGGTAGGATATAACGCTGGCCATACACGTGTTTGATATCCACGTTCTTCTAAGGAGTTATACAAAGACATTTCTGTCTGTGGTGTCCCTAGGAATATGATTCGACCGACCGTAGGCTTAATAATAGCATCAAATTCTTTTACTGTTTCACTTAATCTGTCTCTCATTAGCTGCGTTTGTGAGTTATTGGCACTCTCAACGTCATCTGCAATGATTAAATCAGCACGTGAGCCGGTTAATTGTCCAGTTACTCCCATTGATTTCACACTTGGTGCGTGAGAAGCGAGTGCTGGTGCAACATCAAAACTAATTTTTGAATGTCTTTGGTTATCTCTAGGTTTTAGATGTTCGAGCATTGGCATTTCACCAATTAGTCTTTGGGTGAATGTACTAAAGTCATCAGCTCTAGTTTTAGAAGCTGATACCACTAAGATATTTCTTTGTGGGTTTAATAATAGTTGATGACAGACAAAAGCAGATGTAATCCAACTTTTACCGACACCTCTGAACGCTTGAATAACTAATCGTTTATCTTTGGCCTGCAGATAGTCTGCTATATCGTATTGTATTGGTGTTGGGTCTGGTAAGTTCAGATGCTTCCAACATAAATACAAAAAGTTTTTAAAGTTTTTTATCTTATTCATTTAAGAAATTTATCTATAGCTTTCTTGCCTGCATAAAGTAGCAAGATGCCACCGAAGACAAATAAGAAATCTAAATAATCATTACCGGTATCAACAGTGACCTTAGTACCATCCACAATAATTCTATCGGTCTCACCTGCTTGAACTTCAATTGTATTATTCATCTATATCAAAAGGCACATCTTCTAATATGTTGTCGGCCTTTTTAATTATGTCTTCTGAACTGTAAGTTTTACAGACTTCAAGACACACTTTCATCTCTGAAGCAGTAAGGTCATCACCACTTTTTAATTTTTTATAAGCTTGTTGCACTAACAAGATGGGTAGTTGGTCAATTATTGACGCTATCGTTTCTTTTTCTTCCACTATTGTATAATCCTCTCACAATGTTTGACCCCTGTTACGTCTATAGACATTTCGCAATCTTCTAAAGTACACGTGTACTGAACTGAATTGCCTGAATTTCTTTCAGCAGTTCGTTTGCCTTCTAGGCATTCCCCCAGGCTTTCTTGGTGATACCACCCTTCAATATTTTTATTGCCACCATCATAGATATAAAGACTAAGTATGATGACGGATTCAATGAGTCCCATTTAATTTCTCCTCTAAATCTATAATTCGTGATTCATGAAATTGAATTATCATGTCGTTCTTGGATATTGCTGGAATTTCTATTTCCATTTGCTCTTTAAGCTTGTCTTGGTTTTTTGAAATGTATTCAACAAGCATAAATAGTTCTTGTATCTGTGGAGACACCATGTCCCCTTTAGGTACACCTTCAATAAACTCGTTAGCAGCTTCTAAATCTTTTTGAATTAGTTGTAGCTCAGTCTCAATAGAATTTAATCTTTCGATAACACCGAATGCAAACCATACACCTACAGCAACAGCGCCAATGATTGAAATAAGATTTCGTACTGGCATAGCGATTGCTGTTTCATCTGAAATCTTCACACTTCTGTCCCATGACGACTTTCACAATAGAACTCAAAGCCCCTTAATTCAGGTGCATATGCTTCTAAGTGTGGGGTTATTAGTTCAACTTTAAAATTGCCTATGTATTCATGGCACGTCCATGTGTCAGAAAATGTTTTTGCTTTATATTCTCTTGATGCTTGCTCTCCATTTGTGAATGTAAGCATAACAGTTATTACAAACCACATTATTTCTTACCTTTTAATAAATCAATTCCTCGCAAACCATATATCGAACCGCATATTCCAAGAAATAATCCTTGATACCAATACGGAAGATTTTTAAATTGTTCGAAGAAAGTGTCGAGCTTGGATTTCATATCTGGGTCGTCACTAAAGACGCTCCAAATCAAAACAAGTATTGGTAGTGATACCAGAATAAGAACGAACTCATCTTTAAATCCTTGGTCATTAGAATTTCTTACTGTTGCTTGGTACTCAATTTCACCTTTAGCCATCGCTTCAGAATGTTTTAATGCAGCATCAGACTCAAACATTTTACGTTTTTGTCTGTTACCCATGATGTGAGTTCCTGCCCCAACAGCAAGCTTCACTATGTCAAATATCACGTTATTACAAAGTCTCTTATTACGATTATAAATTGTGTGAAGACACCAAAGCCAATAGCCCATAATACTTTATTGATACGGTCAATATCACGCTGAATGTGAAATAAATGGTTGGTCTGAATTGTTGAAATGGATTGTTCTATGAGTTTAATATCGGCGTGGATACGCTCGATTTCGAGATTTAACTCGTTAACGTCTTTCATTAGAACACTATTGCAGACAGGATTATTGCTATTACAACTACAAACATAGGTACTTTGACCCAGATTGCATATTCTAAATATTCTTTAATCTTTGTTTTCATTTTATTTTTCCTTTGTTAATTTTATTTGTAATATTGTAAAACTTTGACAGCTACATCATTTTTATTAGTTACATCAATGCTTGATGTTGTTTGTTTTTTTGTTGTCCATTTATCAAACTTAGTATCACCAATATAAACTTCTTTAGTAAACA